GATTCTTAAATACTTCTACAAATTTAAAGTTAGATGTACCAGTAGCATTTACTACACTTGTACTAAAAGAAGTATTTAGTATTTGGGGGTTTGATGTTCCTGTTGCAATAATAATTTTATCAGTACCATCAAAGTTAAATAATCTATGTTCATAGTTTTGTGTTGGTGTACCTAAACCTGTTATTGTAGATGTCCAACTACCAGAACCAGAACTAGCTCTATGTATACTACCGCCTCTACCTGCTAAAACTACATCATTAAATATAGCAGTAAATACAACTCTCTCTGTAGATGCAGAAACTTGTGGGCAAATGTTACTATTATATTTAGTAGTTCCTAAAACTTTTTTATAGCCACCTTCAATGTCTGGTTCAAAGTTTACTAACTGTAATGCCTCTCCTGGTGACATAGAAAACACATCTTTGTTTAGTGTTAATCCTCCACCTAGACTTACAACAGCAGGTCTTAGTTGTGAAGTATCTGGCATTAGTAAGTAAATACAGGATTAGTTACTGCACCCCTAGACGACATTTCTACATTAACTCTTGTATCTTTCATGTAGTCTTGTCTATTCAAAGATTCTATTCTAATTCTTTTTACTCCATCTTCATATTCTGCATTTGCAATATTTGCTGATGGTATATCTGACCTTAATTTATATGCATAATATTTTGCTCTGTTTACAATAGTATCAGAATATATATCTGGTAAATCTAAAGTATCAGTAGCTGATGATAATTCTGTGTGTGATTTGTAGTATTGATAATTTACTTGGTAAGTATCTCTATCTGGAATAGGACTAATACCAAAACCTAAATTATCATTTGTTCTGTATACTGATTGTGGTTTTGCATAATGGTCACTACTATTTACTTTGTCTCTATGTATAATACCTTGTAAATAATTTTCATAACTTACATACTGTAATTTAGTTGGTATTATATCTGCCTCTGATACTCTAACAAAATCAACTAACATATTAGTTGCAGTCGTTGGATTATTCAAAGTTATAACTGTAGATTGCGATGTTGCTACAAATGTTTCGTCTACTATTTTACCTTGTCCAAAATCTGATACTGTAAGTGTTGTATTTAGATTAGTGGCATCCTCTGCAGATGTTCCTACTTGTATTTTAAACGCTTGTCCTGTTCCAACAGAATCTAAAGCTCTAACTTGTATTCTGTATGTTTTGTTTACAACAGTTGATATAGTCTGGTGTGCCGCAAAATCATTTAATAATAATCTACCATTACCTGTAGAACTATATGATGCAGAACCAGACCCTGCTATCGTAGTCCAGTTATTTATATTAGATGTAAACTCTCCATTAGTTACTAACTCTTTTGGTATTAAATAAAAAGAATCAAAGTCCGCTTTTCTAAATGCAGTTGGAAAAGTATATTCTTGTTGTCCAGAATTTACATCTTGTGTTGTGCTAGTATACAACCAAGGCCATTCTACTTCTGCTGTGTATAAATCATTAACAGCTTTGTTAACGAAAGTTTTTACTGCAGTTTGTATTCCTCTACTAGAACTAAAAGTAGATGAGGTTAACTCAACTTCATTCAGTTCTTGTAAAACATTATTTGCTAATGTTAAGTATGTTTTTGTCCCTGCCATTTTCTATAGTGCCCCTTAATATTATAGTCTCTAACTGTCTTATTTTTAATTCTAAATCTTCTATTTTTGTTGAACAAGCACATGCAGGTTCTGCAACTGCATCTATTACATGTTGCTGACCAGAACTAGCTTTTGTTCGTTTTCTTAAATCGTGCACTGCCATATTATATTCCTAATTGTATTTGATTAAATCCTTCTATCGGATAAGCATCAACTTCAAAGCATATTGAATTAAAGTGTGCATCAAAGTCTCCTTGGCTATCAGCATAAGCTCTAAATTCCTCAACATACATTTCTGTAGATGTTAAACATGTTTCCATATCTGGATATAAATATCCTTGATACTTTACCGATGGCCAATTAGGCATCGAGGTAATTATTATTGCCATTGCTACTTTTATCATATTATATTTTAAAAGGGGGCACTATGGCCCCCATTATTATATTAATCTTACGAACCAGTGTCGTGTTGTGAATCTGTATTTCTGTCAGTTTCATCAACTCCAGAAATATCACACATTACAGCCCATACACGGATTTTACCCGCACTTGAGTCTGCACTTAACACTAGCACATCTAGAGTATCTGCTGACGCTGAAATGTGTCTAGCAGTTGCTGTTAGTGTTGCATAACCAGTTGCGTTTGTGTCTCCATCTACATAGATGTCAACATCACCACCAGTGATACCTAAGTCTAACGTCACACTAGAAGATAATGCAGTTAATACTTCAATACCCGCTTCCATAATTAAAGTTTCTGCAGGTATATCTAATACTTGTAATACATCATTTTGTGACGCCCCTGCATCGCTATTAAGAGCAGAGATGTCAATCGTATTTTCAACAAGATAAGGTCTTCTACCTCTTGTTGGGTGACCAGTTGTTCCGCCTGGCCCAGTTACATTATATGTTGCCATTTAGTCCTCCTAATCTATTTTTATATGTTCAGCAACTAGAGCAGTATCTCTTAATACTTTTCTACCAAACACATGCAAGCCTCTTACGACATCAGAGAATGAATCAGTGTCTCTAATAACTTCGATTTTTGCAATATGGTTAGCTGTTGCAGTGGATGACATATGCCCAGATAATATTTTGAAGAAGTTCGCAGTTGAACTTGCCGCAAAGTTATTGGTCATATATAATTCCATGTTCATTACTTTACCCTCGTAAACTTTACCATTTCTTAATGGTGCCGCATTACCAGTGGTATCGCTCATTAATTTTGAACTAGCTTGTCCCATTTGTTCATAAAATTCTGGTGAACCCAAGAACCATCTATTTTCTTCTGGTACGTCTTGAAGATTTAATAGTCTTGCGTGTTTAGAAATTATGTCTACTGGGTCTGTTTCACTAGAATCAAATCCTGTATCAACTCCAGAACCATCAGAACCAATTACATGGTCTGGTGAGCTACTGCTAGGCCCTGCAAACATTGCCGCAATTACGTTTGCGTCATATGCGTTTTTTAGAGCATATGCACCAGAAGAAGTAGACACAGACTCAAAGTTAATATGAGAATGTCTTTCTTCGATGTCATCTACTTTAAAAGCAAATGTGTTTGCTTGGTCTACTGTCAGTTGCAGTTGGTCGTCTACAATTTCTTGTACATTAACTACTGCACCTCTAGTATATGAGCTAACAGAAACTACAGGTTCCTTGATGATATTCACTGTATCGCCAAAATTTTCAATTTCGCCTGCGTAGTCAGTGTTTGTAAGTGCTTCTGCTACGGATGCTGTTCTGAAAAACTTTTGGACTTTTTGACTATAAATAATCGGACTAAAGTTACCATTAGGCAAATTATTATAGTTAGCAGTTTTTGTAAATGCCATTTTAGTCTCCTAAAAGTTTGTTATTAAAACACTCAAGCTAACCTTGTACTATTCTACCTTCTTTACGAGCAAGGTCTATTTCCTTCTCATACTTATCAAACTCAAAAGGTTTCATCTTTTGTATATCAGATAACTTCCAAGTTTTCTTTTCAGTTTTCTGGTCGCCAGATTTAGTCTTTGTTACAGCTTTAGCCGCATCATTATTTTTAGATTTCGGTGCAGGTTTATCTGTCATGCCTCTATCCATCTTGTATAAGTCTATTGCTCGTACAACAAGTTTAGAGTTATCAACATTATCATATAGCCAACTTTGAATTGTACTATCCTGCGTTGAAGCCCAATCATGAAAGTCTTGAGACTCTCTTAATGCAGAAAAATCTGGATGTGCTCTAGCTAACTCTACTTCTGCTTTCTGACGTAAAACTTCTGCTTGACGTTTTTCAAGTTCTGTAAGTTTGCTATTTACTTCCTTAGATTTTTCATCTGCTTGTTCATATGCTATCTGTTTAACAGCATCATAAACATCTGGATATTCTTTTCTCCATGCATCTAATTCTTCTTTAGACTTTGGAGGAACATATCTTTTCGATGCGTTTTCCACTTGTTTTTTAAGTTTAAGGATTTCATCCTTGTTCTTATTTAAAGTAGAATCGTAATGACGTTTTAAGTCGTCATAGCGTTTCTTATATACTTTATCTTCAACAGTTTCAGTGCGTTCTTCTGGAGTAGCCTCCGCAGAGGTGTCCTTTTGTTCGGTAGCTGTTTCTGTCTCATCCTCTGCCTTATCCATTAAATTTCTGTTTGGATTTTTGTAAGGTGTTGGATTTAAATCCTCTTCTACTTTTGTTTCCTCAATAGCTTCGGATTGTTTTTCTTCTTCCATTTTATCTCCTATGGGTGCTGTTGGAAGAACAGGTCGCCCTATTCCCAGTGGGAATTATACTTGTGCAGGGGCTGTCTCTTCGACAGGTGGCCTGTTCATCATCATACCTTCTCCTTCTGCCACCATTGGCTCTTGAGTAGGTGCTGATTCTTGCATTGGTTCTCCTGCATCTAAAATGTCTAAAAAGTCATTTATTGCAGGGCCAAAAATTTTTGTAACTATTTGTTTAAATTCTGGTGTAATACTACTAGCTAATATTTGTTTTTCTTCTTGAGGTAATTGTTCAACTCTTTGAATTAATACTTGTCTACCTCTTGCAAGTAATTCTTGCTGAGAAGTTTTTTCTTCTTGCATAGGTTGATTAGCCCCCATATCTGAGACATTTTCTGGAGGAGGAGCCATAACCCCACCACCCATTTGTTGATTCATCATTTCTTCTGCCATAATAATAACCCCACTACAAAACAAATAGGTTCTAAAATAATTCTATATACTCTACCTAGTAAAGAAAATTTAGTTCCATACATTATGTGTTTAATATCTTTAGTTCTTTCTTGTGCAAAATGTCTTCCTATACTTGTTAGCATATTTGATTTTTGCATACCTTTTACAAAAGGTTTAAATAAAAAGTGATAACCCTTTTGATGTGTTTCTGATAAATATTTTTTTTGAAATAAATACCATAATTTAATTGTTCTTTGCCAATCATCTAATTGTGTTTGTCTATACATTTCTGTGCAAACTATTTTTTCTTTTTTATCTGCACTTCCTCCGCTAGAACTTCCCCCTCCGCTTGGTGCACTTCCCATACCTGCGGGGCCTCCAGATTCTTTTGTTTCTTCTGCTTTCTTTTTTATTTCATAGTTTTGTTTATCATTAGAATTATCTGGTGCCGCATTATCTACTGTATTACCATTACCCCCATTATCAACTACATCTCTATTTTCTTTTACTACATTACCTACATACTTTCCATTAGCATCAACTACAACATTACCTTTTTTATCAACAAAAGTTCCATTTTTTGTTTTAGTGCCTATTTGATAATTACCACCTTCTAAATATAAATTTTTTAATGTTCCGTCTGGATTAGTCATCCTACTTAAAGTTGCCTCTGGTAAAAATCCACCCTCTGCCGCTTCTTTTGCTTGACTTGCTGTTCCTCTAGAAGCCACAGCATCTACTCTACCATCACCATCAGAATCAAAATGATATTTACCATCTGATGTATAATGTCCTCCATTTGAATCTAAAAAAACTTTTTCTTCATTTACATGAGAGTTTGTAGTCCCCATTATAGGTTGTGATTTACTAATACCCCCAGAAATAAATCTATCTTCTGTATCAAACATTGCTTGGTCTAAGGTATCTAAATATCTAGGAGCTATAGGTACAGTGTCAGTTAAAGTTTCTTTACTTCTAAGTCTTCTTTGTTTTTCAGCAAATATTATAGGGTCTGTTGTGTATCTACCAATCTGAGGGTCAAATATCTCTTGTACTTTTATAGGTTTACCTTCATTTTGTACTTTAGTTCTATAATCTTCTAAAATTTTTCCTGTGTTCGGGTCGTACTTATCTCCATTTAATTTCATCCAATCATTGTATCTTTGTGTTTCTGCAGGACTTAATTCTGTATCTGGTGTAGATGGAAGTCTATAAGGAAACTTATCTCTTATTTTGTCTAAAAAACTACCTTTTCTAAAAGGACTATTAGTATCGTTAGGGTCTCTACCTATTGCTTGTTCTAATGTTAAAACACTTTCTGGTATTTTTAATTCATCTAATGTTGGTACTCTTGTTGCCTCTCGTACAATATAGGGGTCATCAAAAGGCCTTGCTACTTCTCTTGTAGTTGGTTCTGGTGTTGATGAGACTAAACCATTCATAGGTGCGTTTTCATCCTTAAATAATTTTTGTAGTGTAGCATTTTCATTTACTTTAAAATTACCTTTATCATCTACAAAGTCTGTAACTTCACCAGTTAACATTCCACCTTTTATCATTCTTGCAACCAAAGCTTTTCTTTCTCTTACTCCTAAAGTTGCATCTAATGCTTTTGCCGCTAGGCCTATAGTTCCTGCTTGTAGCTCATCTGTAACTTCACTCATGATACCTTCTTTTTGTGCAGTTGGTTCTACATAATATGGATTGTTGTTTTGAGATAACATTGAGTTTAAAGCACCAGTATCTATTGCGTATTCTAACACTTGTTCATTTGACCAATTATTAAATCCTCCTGGTAAATTTTTATACTTATCTCTATAATTAGAAGACACAGTATATTGAGGTTTTTCTTCTCCGCCTATAATTATTTTAGGTTTAGTTACAAATGTAGGCTCATCTCTGCCTCTATCTACTTGCTCTGGTTGTGTAACAATAGGCTGAACAATAGTTTCTGGTTCTGGGCTAGGCTCAAAAGGTTGTGTTATTTCTCCTGGAGGTTCTGGCATGTCAACAGGTGCATAGTTGGGTGCTCCACCTATTGGTATAGTTTTAAAAGTTTTACCTTCTGGTGTATACTCTGGTGTAACATCTCTTATACCAGGAAATGTAGGAACTATATCTTCTGTTACAGTTTCTTTTTCCCACTGACCTGTTTCTGGATTAAACTTTAGTTTGTAATATTCAGATTGCATTATACCAGTTCCGCTTACTGCGGTCTGTAATGCATCTGCTGTTTTAGTTGTCTCTACCATTTCTATTCAACTGTTCCCGTAGGGCCAGTATCTGGCGAAGAGAAACTAGCTTCCCCTGGTTGCGGAACATTTCCTGTTCCGATGTTGCCACCTCCAACGCCTGTTGGGTCTTCTGAATCTGCTCCTGCAGGTGCTCCTCCAAAACCTTCCATACTTGGTTGTTGTTCGTTAACACCTTGAGTCGCTCTGCTTCCATTCATACCTCCATACATTTGTGCAAATATTGCCGCTTTCTCTGGGTCATTTACTACTTGGTCTGGGTCTACATCTAATGACTTAGCAATCTCTCTAATGATACTGTGCCACTTTACAAAAGGTGCTAAGAATTGATTTGATGCTACTTGCATAAATGTCATCAATCTTTGAGAGCGAACTTCTTTCATCATTAAAGAAGAAGTACCTCTAGCTTTAACATCGAGGTCTCCTTCTATAGTGGGTTTATCTTCGTTAAATTGCATATTCCATTGAAACATAGATTGTCCCAAAGGTCGTAATAAATAATCATCAATATTTTTTATTACTGTTTTTACATTTAAAGCCGCCGCTCCCATTAACATTGACATACCTGCCGCAGTTCTTGTCGTTGACATTACTCCAGTCGTTCCATGTGAATATGATGGTATACCTGTTGACTCATCAGCTAATTGTCTAAACCTATCAAACATCTGCATATTCTCTGGTGCAGTGTTTGGAAATCTTAATCCGTGTAAGGCTTGTCCTACCTGTCCACTTTGTCTTCTAAATATTTTACCAGGAAATATTGTCATATCTTGTCCTGGTACTAACATTGTTTCATCTACATCAAATACTAGATTACCTGCTAATGCTAAGTTATCTACTGCCATTCTTGCGTGTCCATTCATAACAGTTTGTGCATCATCCATATTTTCTGGAATACCTACACCAAAAAACTGATAAGGATTTATTTCATATGGACATACCATGTATGGTATTCTATTTGGTGTAAATGGATTTAATACTAATCGTAATATATTACCATTTGATACCCAAGCATTTACAGACACTTCATCTAACTCTGTAGTATCTTCATCTGTAATTTCTAAACCTGCTTCTTCTGCAAGTTGTTTATCTATATTGCCCCAGTATTCTAAAACCTCAAATCTATTTTTATCATAGTCATCTTGGTTTTCTCTATCATACAAAGCAGTTTCATAACTTCTTGTTTCGTAGTTAGGGCCACTTTCTAATAAATCTATAATAGCAGATTTTCTAAAGTAAGGCCTGTTAGATAAATCTCTTAACTGAGAACGATTCATTACATGACGCTGTATTACATAATCTGCATCTTGAATACTTACTGCATCTGGGTCTGGATAAAAATCCCAACAACTTACAGCTTCTACTCTTGGTACAGATTTATCTTGTGGTGTATATACAGATTCTCCTGTATCAAAATCTTTCTGCCACTTATGTAAAGTTTTATCGTATGTAAAAGGCCCTTTTAATATTCCTGTACCAAGTAAACACATTTCAAATAAAACATGTCTTAGTACAGTTATAGCTTGGCTTTCATCTAACTGGTCATGGATTAATGTCTCCATGTTTTTAGCAGATTCATCAGCAGGTTCTATTTGAGGCATCTTTGATAAGTCTGGTGCAGGGCCTGGTTTAAATCCTGCCCCTTGATACTTTTTGGCTAATCCATTTAGTATCATACTCTCAGTTGCCCCTGGTGGTATATCCATTCCATCACCAGGAAATCCATAAGGACTTTTTGGCTCTTCCATTTTTTCTTCTGGATTTAGGTGTGCATATTTCTCTGCTCCCTCTGGTACTTCTGTTGGATGTATTCCAATAGGAAATTTACCTTGTGAGAACAATACTTCAATTAGTTGTCCATATGCCGCTAGAACTTTTGTCTTTGTTATCTTAACAAAAACTCTAGACTTCTCAGTGTCTCTAAACGCCATATCAGAACTATAGATTCCTCTATAGTTTCTGTACGCTCTTAACCAACGCTTTTCATCATATAGCCTAGTTGTCTCGGCAGATTTAAGTCTGCCTTCAATAACTTGACCAAGACTAATATAGTCTATCTTTTCATCTTTTAACGATGCAGTTGCGTCAGTTCCAGTTGCACCACCAGAACCTGTTGCTGTATATGCCATTATTTAATTAATAGTCTCTTTCGTCTGCCATTGAAAATACTTTAGCATCAACACCATTCTTTCCTGCTTTTGGATATGCTTTATCCGTGCTATCATAAGCATCTGCAGGTAAAGCTGTTGAAGGCTTTTTTACTCCTACACTTGCTTCTGTTTTTGGAGCAGTATCTGTTGATTGGTCATCGAAACCTTCACCTTGTGAATATTGTTTCATAACCTTTGGGTCAATGTCTTTTCCATTCATATTTTTCATTTTAGTTTTTCCTCCAAATATTTGGTTAACCAAGGATTATCTACAAGAACAGTTGTTGTTGCATTAGCTAATACATTTACAATATGTTCTTCTTTATCTCCCACATCTAATCCCCACTGATATATTATAGCATGTAAAACTTCGTGGAGTAAAGTATTAACATGAGATATATTATCTTCGTCAGATAATCCTATCAAACCTTCCTTTGATAAAAATTGTCCATGTGCATCAGAAAAATTAGTATCAATCTTTTTAAATTCGTAATTCTTATAACCTATCTTTATTGTTTTATGTTTCATTAGTAACCAAAAACAGAATCGCTAGGTTTATATGTTTGACCAGAAGTCATTTTAATATCATTCATTCTAGTCTCAAAAGCTCTTGGATGTGAAGGTCTTGACATACATCCATATCTAAGAGCATCGTAAGCGTGGTCTTCTGCATCTGTATCTACATCTTCTGGGTTGCTTTTGTCAACAGGTAACATTGGTAAAGTTCTAATTAAATTTAAACAATTACTAAATACAAATAAAGATGGCCTTTCTGTATCTTCATTTACTCTTAATCGTTTGTGTAATTCTAACTTTCCGTTTATCCTACTTCCAGGCGACCTATCAGATGGTCTCCATCTACATCCCTCTTGTATCATAGTCTCTGCAATACTAGGCCCTATATCACCTCGTCTTGCCCATGTTGAAGAATCAAGAACTCCGTATCTTATATACTCTCCTGCTTCACCATTCAAGACTCTTTGTGCAAAAATATCTGCTGTAATATTCTTCGTATACAATTCTCTATAAATATATATGTTATTGTCGTAATCAACAGCAAACCATAAGCAACATGCAAAAGAAGAGTAACCCCAGTCACAAGAACGAAACCGCATAAAGTTTCTAGGTATATCAAAAGGTTCGATGACATGTACCTCTCTACTAAACTCTGGAAAGGCCGAACTTTCATATGACTCCCAATCTCCTTCTAAAAACTGTTTTTTTTGTACATCTGGTAATGATGCTAACATTACATAGTAATCATCTGTTTGCATCAAGTATGGATTATCCTGTAGCTTTGCAGGTATAAATCTTCTACTAATTTTTCTATTCCCTGTGGGAGTTTGTATTTCTAAATAAAATTTTGTATTTGGCTGTGCAGGGTCAACAAACATTTCTTTAACCCAACCAGAGCCTACGTTACCAGGGTTTCCTGTTGCCCTCATAAAGACGGGAATCTCGGGGTCAACACTTCGCAAAGATGAACGGAGAAAATTATATATATCTGGAGTTGGGTATTGTGGTAATTCATCAATACCTATCCATGTGTATGATTGACCTTGATAACGTAATGCATCTGTTAGATTTTCAGCATAACCAAATTCTATTCTTGCCCCAGATGGAAACCGCCATTCTTTTTCCTGCTCTCTCCACTTTGCTCCAGGATATGCTTTGGAATATAACTGCTGAGAATGATTTATTAAATCTCTTAACTCTGGCATTGTTCTTCTTATTAACAATGCTCTGTGTGCACTTTTGTGACAATAACGTAATGGGTCTACTAACATTGCGTATGATTTGCCACCGCCTCTTGCTCCACCATAGAATACTTCTCTTTCTGATGATGCAAGAAATTCTGTTTGAGGCCCAGAGTTAGGTTGAAATATTACTTCTCTTTCTCTTATTGCCTCTTGTATTGAAGGTGTTGCTTCTTCTATTTGCTGTTCATCTATTACAGCTTTTTCACCTTCTAGTACGCTATCTAATTCTTTTAACTTTTCTTTTTTATTTTCTAGTCTCTTTTCAGCTAAGTCAACTTTTTGTTTAGCATCTTCTAATTTTTCTTTTTCTGCTCGGAGAAGATGTAAAGCGGATTGTCTAGCTTTCTTTTCTGACTCAGAAAGTTTAGGAACTTTTTTAACTCGTTTACGACCTGCAGTCTTTGGCTTTGGGGGTTCTACCATCCTCTTTTTAATACCTTGCGTAATCCCATTCCTGTTATTGGCCTACCAGTTTTATTTGTAACCCAATCTGCAACTTCTTTGTAGGAACAGTTTTCTAAATATTCTTCTGCCTCTTTCAAAGCATCTAACTGCTCTGGAACAGGTTCTAACATTCTTTCCTCTTCATCGGATACTTTGTATCCAAAAGGAACTGTTCTACTCCGTAGCTTCCTCTTTGGGCGGGAGAATAAAGATTCCATGTGCTACCTTTGCATTTATATCTAGTTTTTCTTTTCTAGCTAAACCTACTCTATCTAGAATTTGTTTAGCCGCTTCTATTCTAATATTTGCTCCTGGAGTTTTTCCATCTTCATCAAGAGCATTTATTAAACCCATTGTTGCTTTTGGACTGTGTACAGCCAACTGATGTTCAGCCCTTTCTATAATTTCTTCTTTTAAACTTTTTAATACTTTAGGATAAGAGTTTGCAGAATATCCTGCTATCTCTCCTGCCATCTTTGGATTACCCTGTGCTTCACCAAATAAAGCATTAAGAAATTTTTCTTGTTGTTCTGTTAATAAATCGTTTTGTTTTTTAGGAACTAACATTTCTAATCTTCTGTAATTTTTTTTCTGTTTTTTCTTGTAACCACTCTGGTGTTTTTCTAAGACCAACTTGGTCTTCTATTTGTCTTTGCCTCATACCTGCTCTTGCTGATTGTAGTATCTGGTCTCTTGCTCCATGTTCTTTTCTATCTATCGTTGCAAGTCTTGGTGCGTTAATCAGCAATTCGATATTCTTATCTTTCAAAGGTTTCTTTCTATCTTTGATTGGAAGATACTCTGTGAATATCTTTCCTGTTAATTTATTTCTGTATTCGTATATTGGCATTATTGATGTTCACAAGTAGAACAATCACATTGTCCACCTAAACATGTTCCGCCATTACTACAATGACACTCATGTTCACATATTCTACATATTGGCATATTACTTCTCTCCTTTTATTAAGTTAAAATATTCTTTTTGGTATGAATTTAAATCTAATATACTTTCTATACTAGAATCTTTTTCACATAATTTTTTATACATATTTTTATTGCTTATCCAACCTCTGCCTGTCCAAAACTCAAAACCATCAAATCGTGATTTATACATACTACTTTTTTCATATGAATATGACAAGTAATATTTTTTACATTTGTTTTCAATAGCCCATTTTATTTCAAACAGTGTTGCATAAGTCCCAAGACTTAATTTAGGATTTTTATAGTCCCATGCAAACTGTCCAGTTACGACATGCTTACTTGCAAATACTTTTAATTCTGTAAATGCAACTGGAGCATTTTGATGATAATAAATAAAATATTTCCAATCAATAGGGTCATCCTTAATAAATATTTCACTATCTTCTTCGTTACCCTTTTCGTAATAATCTTTATGCTTAATATATTTTATGTATATATCAGAAACAATCGCACTTAAATTTTTATCAAGTTTGTCAAAGATTTTTACTGTAATATCTTTTTTATTTAATATCTTTCTTTGTTTTTTACTAAATGTAAATTTAGGTAAAATTAATCTAGACCCTCTAGCATTTATCCAAGTCATTTGATGTAACTTTTTGTAATACCATGATAGGGGTATCCAACCATTATCTAGTGCATAGCCATATTCATCTTCATCAAATGTTGCCAGTGCTAACGAATAAACTAAATCGTGGTTTGTAAGTTTACCCGTTATGTGGTCAAAAAATATTTTCATTCATTACAGATGGCCCTTGCCTTTGTCATAACTCGTTCCTTGATTATCTATAAACTCTGTTATGTAAGAGTCATCTGTAAACTTATCTTCTCTAGTATTCTCTACTGTGTAAACTGTTTGGTCAATTTTATATCCAGGATTTTGTAATAATCTATTTGAAATGTAAGAATCATCCATCCAAATAATTCTGTTATTAGGGTATATAAAAAAATTACCATCATCCATTTTAAACAGATGTCCACATTTATGTTCTGGGTCTTCTGAGAAATTAGTATCAGTTGTGCCTGCTTTGTTTTCCCATGACCAATCTATTGTGAACATATATGTTCCTCTTCTCCATGTGCCTTTGTAATCTATTAGGTCTGCTCTGCAGTTTGCTAATCTATTTCTTCTATTCACATCAACATATGGAGAAAAACAATCCCAATACATGTGAATGTTTAAATTATGTACTGGTGCATCTTTCTTCCAACAAAAGGCATGTATTGGTCTTCTTGTCCAGTTTACTCCATTCTCAAGTAAACATTCAAACAGTGGTACTCTTCTTTCTAAACTTGCAACGCTGTGAACATCGCATACACTAAAACTACCATGGCCTTTTTCGTGGTCATACATGTATTCATCTCTAATGAAACAATTAAATACGGGTAAGTTATGATTTAAAAATGCCACTTATTTTTTCTTCTTATGTCTGTTCGCAAAATTACGAGCTGATTCTTTTGAACGAAAACCCCAGGCCCTCAGTGCCAAACCAAGTCTTGTAGGCTTTCCCTTCTCATCTTTTTCTTTTCCCTTCATACCTGCAAATCTTGCGGCGAAAGAAATTCTTCGTGGATTAACTCCCCGTTTGACTGGGGGCTTTAAATTAGAACCTTCTTTTCTTTTAAAGTAAGCTCTTCCTTTTGCTGTAAGTCCACCCTTTGGATTCTTGTGTTCTTTCCTCATTTCTTCTTACGAGCATTTTTCTTTGTCTTACGTTTTGGTTTTTCAGCCACAGTTAGAGCAATAGCAATGATTTGCTTCATTGGTCTCTTGCCTTTTTTTTTCATCTTGCGAATATTCTCGCTAATGGCTTTCTGTGACTTACCTTTTTTCAAAGGCATTATCCCATCCTTTTCATTGGTTTAGCCATGCCTGTTCTTTTCTTTGTTCTTTTCTTTTGATTTCTAAGCATAGCAAAATCTGCCGCATCTATTTTATTATTTCTATTTGCATCTAGATTTCTTTGGCCACCCATTAAAGGTTTACCTTTCTTGGCCATAGCTTTTTTTGCTTTAGCAACACCAGTAGCTTTACCCGCCGCTAGTTTGGGTTTCATCATGGAACCAGTCTTTGTTTGTTTTAGGGCTCCTGCTTGTGGCTTCTTCTTGCCTTTTGTTTTTTTAATAGTTGGTTGTACAGCCATTATTTACCTCGCATACGTTTTGTCTTTTTCTTTTGTTGGTTTATAAAACTTCTATATACAGAAGCCGCTTGTGTTTTACCTGCCACCTTAGCTCTCTGTTCCATTGCTATTGCGGCCTGTGTTTTGTGAGCATGCTTTCTCCCGCTCTTCTTTATTTTGGCTACACTGCTCTGTGCGGCCCTCTTGTCTTTAAACCCTAATCCTTTTATTGTACCTTTAGGATTTTCATCCGTATACAAATCACTATGTTTCTTACTTCCTACTGGCTGTCCCTTTTTCCTAGGTATTCTAGGGGCCATTACTTTTTCCTTACAGTTTGTTTCGCTCTTCTAAAGTTCTCAGCAGTCGGAGCACCTTTGTCTCCCTTCTTTTTCATCTTGCCTCCACGCTTTCTCTTAGCATGAATGTTAGCATATAAACCTTTTCTCATTTTTTCTTCTTGCCACCCTTGAGTAAATCAGCATCTGCCTTTCTAGCACCACCTTTGCCCGTAGCAAAGCTACGCACTCGGCCCATTGCCCACTGTTGTGGACTAACACCCGCTCTGGAACCACTAGAATAGTATGCACCCATTCCTCTTTTGTAGACTTTTCTTAGTTTATCTGCAGAAATGCCATACTTTTTAGAATAAAATGCTATTCCTTTAGGCTTTGTACTTTTTTTTGTAGCTTTTTTTGCCACTCTTACTCCTTATCTTAGCTATTCTATTCATTTCAGCCACAGTTAGCTTGCCTTCTCTGTATTTTTTGGCTGTAGATTTAATCTCACGCTCTGTAGCACTAGGGTTTTTAGACCCTGCTACATATTTGACAGGTACTCCTGCCTTAGTTTTTGGTACTTTCTTAAATTTACGCATAGACTTGCTTGTCTAAGTCCTCTTGTTTGCAATATGATGTGTGTGACCTGTGCTTAAACAAGTCTATACCTACTAATTATAGCGGGTATGAGCATCTTGTCAAGAAAAAAAATAATTAACTTGACAATAATGCTCTCCACATGTATAATATATATTGCCTACCAAGGGGGGCCCTATATATATGGAAATGATTTAGAGTAGTTTCATTCCTTTCAGCTCTATATTATAGTACCATACTTAGGAATAATACTTCAGTCATATTATTAAACTTACCCCCCTTGATATGGCTAAGGTGGTTTCAAATGATTTTCAGTATTTTTACCCCGTGGTCGTATATATAGGAAGGTACACCCCCCACTGCCACCTGCATGGGTACACGCAAGACAATCTTTTTATATTCTAGGGAAACAATCCCTTGTGGTTTTATCCCTGTGGGAATAGAGGTGGGTCAATATTTTGTATTTATTTGGTTTCAATTAAAGGAATAAAAAAAACCCCCATGAATTAACAAGGGGGCTTTTAAAAGGGGTTAACCTGTTTTAAAATAATTGTGGGTGTTCGCTTATTTCGTTGTGGTATTCTCTCTCTCTTTCTTCTTTGTATTCTTTCTCTCTCTGTAACATAACCCTATCAATCTCACTATTAAACTTATCAAAGTTAAATAGCTTATTATCTTTCTTTAACATAGTTGTAATATTATCTTTCATATTTATAAACTCATTAATTAAGTCTTGCTTGGTTTCATAATCTATTTGATTAATAGTAGCTTTTCCAAATTGTTCTAAATGGAATTTAAAAGTACCTAGATAGTCAGCTAATTTAAAATAATGTTTTTTACTTGCCATTTTATTATCCTTTGTTTTAATTATTTATATACTACAATTAAGGCAAGAATAAGATAATAATAAATAAAAAAGCCCCCTAATAACTGGGGGCTAGTCTTTGAATATGGATAAGAATTAAGCAGCAATAGGACTTTTTACAGCTTCAGCTTTTTTAACCTTTTCCTTTTCTCTCTTTTCTTCTTCATCTATTTTTAAATTAGCATGTTCTTCAACTTGGTTTAATGTTTCAAGAATACTAGTATTAAAATTTTCAAATAGTTCTGTGAAATCGTTATCACTATCTATTAATGTTTTAATATCGCCATGCTCTTTATTAGTGAAATCAGTATTATAAAACTTATCCATTAAATTATATCTAAATGAAGAGTCATCTATAGCTTTTCTCATGAACTCTACAAATTTATATAATTGATGCGAACTTGTCGAACTATTGGACTCGCCTTTATTTCTAAAAGTTTTTCCATGTAGTTTTTCCATGCCATCTATTGTGATTGGTATTCTTTTAGAATCATCGGGGGTTACCCATTGTTTAGTTTCATTCCCCTCTTCATCCATTCCAATTTCTTGAATTTTATCAGTAACAACTTTTTGTTGAACTGTAATTGTTGGCTTTTGAGATTTACCTAATAACTCTATTGATATTTTACCAACACCATAAAATTGTAATTCAGATAGCATTGAAGCTCTAGAAATAGCATTATCAAAACTTTTATTTTTTAATACTCTTCCTGTTGTTTTATCTACTGATTTAATTTTATAAGTATTTCTAATTGTTGTTGTGATATCTTTTCTAGTAATATCGTTAATACCATCGTTTTGATATGCCTTGTAGATATTACCACATACCCCAACCAACTCAAAGAATATACTTGAATTGTCGTTTTTTGTTTTCTCATTAAATAACTTTTTTGTTATATCATAAGTATTTTGGGTTAACTCTACATTGCCACATATTACATTAGCATTATAAGTTTCGCCCACATTATTTTTAAATTGTAATGTATCAGTCATTTTTACAACCTTTGTTATAATTAATAAGATTAACTAATTTAATCTTAATTATCTATTACATACCAATTATGTCATAAATATGATTATGTTATAGCATGGGAATTATCTTATTGTCAATATTCCCAGTGGGAATTGTTTTTATTTGTTTGTTGTATCACATTAGACAATCAATACAAGCTCATATATAAATGGGATGTTAACAAAGGGATAAACGATATGAATAATAAAATACACTCTATTTCTGAAATCATGGAACCATCCCACCTAAAAACTATTGAAAAAAATAAATCATTAGTCCCAGTGGGAATTATTAAAATGGGGGATAAGGTTCAGTATAATAAAGATATGGTTCCATTAAAAGATTTTGAAGAAGTTATAAGGTATGCTTTATTGTTGGATAGATACCTAACGCAAGATATATGTGATTGGGAAACAATAAAAGCTAGTATGCATATTAGAGATTACTCACGCAAATATAATGTTAAGTGATTTAATAATGATGTTTATACTGTGTATAGTCGGTATGCTGATATTGTTTTGGTATTTCAGATGAGTTGACTATCCAATAGTATGAGAGTATACTGAACCTTTCATTACTTCCTTATAGTACCCTATCACTCCTCCCAGTGGTAGGGTTTTTTATTTGGACAATCAGTTAAGTGTCTGATATACTTACATTATTTAGAAAGGAATACTATGAGTATATGGGAATTACTATTCTGGGCTACACTAATTAATTGTGTATGGCTTGGAGGTGCAATAATAATTTTAGGGATACCGACATGAAAACATGGATAGACGATAATAACAAACTTAATATTAATTTTGGTAAGTTTGATGCAAGTTGTAGGGATGGTAAGTGGACATTTTATATTCCATTTAATCTTCCCACTGGGAATAAATTTAGAAATATAAACGCAAGATATGAATTAGTTGCTAAAGCTACATTTGTTGACAATGATTCATCAGTAGTTAAAAGTTTATATATAGAAGACATAAAGGAAACAAACCCATGATGCATATGAAAACAAATCCGTTGTATAAAAAAATGCAAGAGAAAAGTAAATTAGATAAATGCAAAGAAGCTGAACAAGAGCTTAATAAACTCATAGACTTTTACAGGGATATGACAAAGACCTCATACTTTAGAGGGGCAGATAAAGAAATAAAGAGAATGGAAAAATCATTACAGTATCTAGTAGATAATTTTGACCCAAATGAAACTGTGCCTTTTCATCCTGCTCATGGGAACTATAAATTATAGATGAAACAAGAAGTAAAAGAATTTGTGTTACCAGATTATTATAATAATTCTAAACCTAAAGAAGATAAAGTAGAAGAGACAAAGCCCAGGAAATGTAATCTATGTTCTAAAGTAATACCTATGACTAGATTCCAAAGGTTTTGTTTACCTTGTAAGAGTAGAATATAGCCATACCCATAGATTATATATAAGGCCCCCACATACAGGGGGTTTCTTATTGTACCAATTATTCCATGATTGTCAAATCCATATACATAGATATACTATAGGTATCCCCACTCTCCATAACTGTTAAAAAATATACATTAGTGCGACAAGTTTGACTATGCCCACTGGGAATGATATAAGTATAGTTAGATGCAAACTTAATTGAAGCATCGGTGTGTGGCTTGGTTACTCGGTACAGTTTAGAAGTATACGCCAAAGTGCCAAGCCATAACTAAAGGAGCTTATATGACTGACAAATTTATTCCCACTGGGATGACTAGAAAAGAAGCCGAGGCGATTATACCAAGACTCGGTAAAGCAAGTAAGATGCCTTGCAAGACTTTTAACATACCTGCATCTCTCTGTAAAACTGGGGCAAGACTTCGTAAGATAAAAGGTTCTACTTGTTATGGGTGTTATGCCTTTAAGGGTAATTACTTATTCCCATCGGTACAAGAGGGATTGATGAAAAGGTTCGATGCCTTTTATGAAAATGGCTTTGTTGAGGCCATGATAATTATGATTAAAGCTACCAACAAATCTAAATACTTCAGATGGTTTGATTCTGGGGATGTGCATGATATGGAAATGCTAGATAAAATTGTAATGGTTTGTAATGGTACCCCAGAAGTAAAACATTGGCTTCCCACAAGGGAAGTAAAATTAATTACTGACTACAAGAAAACTAAAAAGTTTCCTAAAAATCTAGTGGTAAGAATATCTGCCCCTATGATTGATGGAGAGCCAGTCAAGTCTCATAGGTGGACTTCGACAGTGCATAGTGCTAAATTGCCTATAGGTTATGATTGCCCATCAAGATTTCAAAACAATTCATGTGGAGACTGTAGAGCTTGTTGGGATAAAAGAATACCAAATGTTAGTTACCATAAACATTAGAAAGGATATTTATGAATAAACTAAAAGAATTTGTAGCATATACTTTTATATTGTTACTACTTGGGAATGTATTGTTAGCTTCATTCTTTGTTACACAGAAGTTAATGATAGGATTATTATATTAGAAAGGAAATAACATGGCTATAATAGGACAGATAGGAACACTAGGGGAAGCATTGCGTAGTCAAATAGGTAATGGCTTTTTCTACATGATGTTTCAAAAAAAGAATGGAAATATGCGTGAGGGCATATACAAGTTTGGGGTTAGAAATAAATCTAAATCTTACATAGATGATAAACCATACACTACCAGTGGGAATCCATCTACAATGCCTAAAGATTTAGGTATGACTGTATGTGAGTTTAGCAATAG